GTTTGAGAATGACCCTGCTCAGTTGGTGGCGTTCCTTGCTGATAAGCGTAATCGTGAAGAGGCCGTTTCTCTCGGCCTCATTGAGAAGAAGGAGCCGAAGGCGGAGAATCGTCCGGATATAAAGCCGGAGTCAAAGCCCGCGGCTTAAATTACCCTTAGAGCTCTAAGGGTGTTTTCCCCCCTGGCCTAATTGGGCCAGGGGGGTTTTTTTGGTGTTCGACGTGCCAGGTCAACTGTAATGCCTGCTTAGGCGAACTATGTTAATTGTGGATGGGGATCCGTTGAGGCGCCCCATTTTCCCGTTAGAAGCCCTCTGTTAAGGCTCGATGAGTTGTCATCGTGCCGTTTAGGTTGTGTTTTGGTCGCGTGCGCGGTTTTTGCCGTGCGTGCGTTTATTAGTATTCGTAGAGTTGCGTTAATCGCTCTACGTTGGTCAGGGCTTCGGGAGGGGCGAGGGAACGGCCCGGAGGGCTAGTTCCCAATTCGGGGCCATTGGTGCCCCGTTTTGTTTGTTTATTAAACTTTTATGGTTTTGTTCCCCCCCGGTTTAGCCGGGGGGGCATGGGGGGGCGCACACTATATATACTTGATGTAAGTGTGCGGACTGACAGGTTTACCTGGAAGTCCTTTTTATTGACTTTTTGTAAAAGTCTTGTTATATTCTTTCTGTGGATTGGGAGCGGGTCGTTGGGATCAAGCGTCTTATGCGCTGGTGGTTCCTGTGGTTTCCGATTTTGTTTTATGCCTGCCTCTGTGGCTGTTGTGCCAGGCTTAAGTCATGAAATTGTTGGTAACCCTCCAACGTAACAACATATATATTATCGTAAGTGAAATTTAGGTGAAATCGCTCTGTTTTAAGACGGTCTTTAAGTGGTTCAGGAGGTTCGCATGACTACCGCTGCGATTGTGGCTGTTATTTTCGATGCGCTGGTTGAAGTTCTCCGTTTGGTTGTTAAAAAGCGGCTTGGCCGCAAGGAGGTAAGATGAAGCGGAAGCGAATGAGTTGGAAGAAGTCGCGTCGCGACTTCGCGCGGAAGTCTGGTGTCCATCCCAAGAATAGCTTGCCCGGGTCTGGCGGTTATGTCATGCGTGGTGGCATCAGGCTCTGATGCCGTGTTATGAGCCCCTCCGGGCATGTATGGTTAAAGGCCCGGAGGGGCCGCGACTGGTGTTTAATCGCAATGCGGTTGGCAAAGCCCTTAGCCTCCCTTGTGGTCGGTGCATCGGTTGTCGTTTGGAGCGTTCGCGCCAGTGGGCGGTGCGGCTAGTGCACGAAAACAAGATGCACGAATCGTCATGTTTTTTGACGCTGACGTACGATGAGGACCATCTACCGGGTGATGGTTCTATTTCGGTTTCCGCGTGTCAGGATTTTATGAAGCGGCTCCGGTCAAGGATCGCGCCTATCAAAGTGAGGTTTTTTTTGTGTGGTGAGTATGGTGAGAAATTGGGCCGTCCTCATTATCATCTGATTTTGTTCGGCTACGATTTTCCGGACAAGGTGAAGCTCGAAGAGAAGGACGGAAAGATTTTGTATTCGTCGGAGATGTTGGACGATATTTGGGGTAACGGCGGCTGCCGTATCGGTGAAGTAACTTTTGACTCTGCGGCGTATGTGGCTAATTATGCGACGAAGAAAATCACGGGCGCGAAAGCGCAAGAGCATTATCAAGGGCGAAAGCCCGAATTCCTTCTCATGTCACGGCGTCCCGGTATCGGGCGCGGATTTATCGAGCGGTTTATGTCCGATGTGTACCCGTCTGATGAGGTTATTGTGAAGGGCCGTGAGGCCCGCCCCCCCCGCTATTACGATCAAGTTTTAGAGTCTCGGAATCCGGATCTCTTGGCGGTGTTGAAGCTGCGCCGTGAGGCGGCTGCGGAGAAGCTCGAAGAAATGGTTTTGAAGTCAAAGGAAATCGTGCATGTTGCGCCGGGCAGAAATGCTCGGCGTCTTGCTGTTCGTCGTCGTGTAACCGAAGCTAAGCTGCGGTTAAAATCCCGTAAACTGGAGAAATCCTAAATGATGAAGTTGTATGCGGTGCGAGACGTAAAGAGCGAAGCGTTTGGTGCGCCGATGTCGATTGCGACGAAGGGCCTTGCTGTGCGGTCCTTTTCTGACGCGTGTCAGCAAAAGACCTCTGATCTGAATCGGTACGCCGAGGATTATATGCTCTATGAAATCGGAGAGTATGATCCTACGAGCGGTGCGATTAAGGCGTATTCGGTTCCGCTCTATATCACGTCGGCGGTGGAGTGTTTATCGGCTGTAGAGGCTGCGCGGGCGAAGCGTGAGCCGATGATTCCGGGACTGGATCGCGTTGGATTGGAAGTTGAGACTGCCGCGCACAAAAATCAGGAGGTTGGAAAATGAATATAGGAGGATTAGCCCCAAGGATGCCGACGGTAAATCAGCATTCGTTTGCTCGGGTTCCGCAGGTCGGAATTCAGAGATCGACGTTCAATAGGAGTCATGGGATTAAGACGACGTTCGACGCGGATTATTTGATCCCGATATTCGTGGACGAAGTTCTCCCTGGTGATACGTTCAACTTAAACATGACGGCTTTTGCGCGGCTTGCAACGCCGATTAAGCCTGTCATGGATAATATGTACTTGGACACGTTCTTCTTCTTCGTCCCGAATCGGTTGCTGTGGACGAATTGGGAGCGGTTCAACGGTGCGCAGGATGATCCCGGTAGTTCGACGGATTATGAGATTCCGACTATCGAGATGCCTGCTGGCGGTCCGGAGGTCGGTTCCTTGTGGGATTACTTCGGGCTTCCGACGGACATGACGAATGCGTACTCGGTAAATGCGTTGTTCTCAAGGGCTTATAATTTGATCTGGCGGGAATGGTTCCGCGATCAAAATCTTCAAGACGCTCCTAACGTTGACTTGGACGATGGCCCAGACACGTTTGGGCAGTATTACCTGCGGAAGCGAGGCAAGAGGCACGATTATTTTACGTCGTGTTTGCCGTGGCCTCAAAAGGGCGATGCTGTTTCGCTGCCGATCGGTGCCTCGAGTGCGTCTGTTACGCGTGTGGCGTCTGCTGCAACGTGGAAGGCGTACGACGCCGGGACTGAAAACCTGTCGTCAGGTGCTGCGCTGGAAGCGCAGGGAGACGGTGAGCTGGCCGAGGTCGCGGGTCCTAACCTGTCTCTTGATCCGAATGGAGGCTTGACGGTTGACCTTTCGACGGCTCTTGCGACGACGGTGAATGAGTTGCGCGAGGCGTTGCAGAGCCAGGTCATGCTTGAGCGAGATGCTCGAGGCGGGACGCGGTACACGGAGTTGATCAGGTCGCATTTCGGCGTTGTTTCGCCGGACTTTCGGTTGCAGCGGCCCGAGTATTTGGGAGGTGGTTCCTCTCCGATCAATATCCATCCGGTTCCCCAGACCTCTCCTACGTCGGGGTCTAACGCTCAAGGGCAGCTTGCGGCCTTTGGTACGGCCTCTCTGAATGGGCATGGGTTCAATAAGTCGTTTACCGAGCATGGCGTTATCATCGGTTTGGCGATGGTGCGTGCTGACCTGACCTATTCTCAGGGCCTCCACAGGATGTGGAGTCGGTCGACGCGGTATGACTTCTATTGGCCCGCGTTGGCGCATCTCGGAGAGCAGGCGGTTCTCAACAAGGAGATTTATAACAACCTTGCTGACGGGACTGCATCGAATCAGCGTGAAGGCGTGTTCGGGTATCAGGAGCGGTATGCCGAGTATCGGTATAAGCCCTCGCAGATCACGGGCATTTTTAGGCCCGCGTATGCGTCGTCGTTGGAGAGTTGGCACCTGTCTCAGGAGTTCTCGGCCCAACCGACGTTGGGCGATACCTTCATTCAGTCTGAGACTCCTGTGGATCGCGTGATTGCGGTGACGACGGAGCCCCATCTGTATCTCGATGGTTGGTTCAATCTGATCTGCGCTCGTCCGATGCCGGTATTCAGCGTTCCGACGCTTGGAGATCGCCTGTAATGTGGGCTGAAGCTGCTGGCGGTTTGCTCAGCGGTGCCGCTTCTTACTTTGGCCAGAAGGAAGCGAATGCGGCCAATGTGGGAATGGCCCGCGAGCAGATGGCGTTTCAGGAAAGGATGAGTTCGACCGCGCATCAGCGCGAGGTTGCGGACTTACGTGCCGCAGGACTCAATCCGATTCTGTCGGCTGGCGGGGGTGGGTCGTCCACCCCCGCTGGTGCCATGCCTAACATCATGTCGAAGATGGAAGGTTTGGCGAGTTCGGCTAAAGACATTGGCCGTTTGTATCAGGAGCGGCGGCTGCTTCGGGCGCAGGCCGATAAGGCCGAGGCCGAGGCGCGCGCGGCGAAGCGTGGCGCGAGTGTTGCTGATGTTGCTGTCCCTACGATTGAGAAGGGTGGCGATGCTATTTTGCCTATTCTTCATAAGTCCTTCGAGGGATTGAAGCTGCTTCAGCGGTTTTTATCTACGCCTCGTTCTCAGATGAAAGAGGATTTTGGCTCCTTCTTGAAGGGCCTTAATCCGCATCCGGTGAAAATCAAGACTGTTAAACCGAGGGACTAAAATGGGAATGATGAATCGTAAGGAGTTGGCGGGTCTTAAACCCGGTGAGCGGCCGAAGGTTGCCACTAAGTGTGATGCGGGTAAGACCAAGCAGGAATTCGCGAAGGAGTGTGATATCAATCACATCCTCTTTCACTGGATAAGCTACAGTGACCAATTGATTTGACATGTGTTTTGTTACTTTTGGCATAAAGTTCCTTAGTTGATTTGTTGCGATGAACGAATCTTA